GAGGTCGCCCGCCCCATGTCCCCCGCCACAAACAGCGGGGCCTTTGCGCCGTGGGTCACAAGCCCCTCGCGCGGGGCCAAGGAGGCGGCCTGCGTGACAAGATCGCGCGTGCCTTGGGCGGCCTTGTCTTGGAGCCCAGGGAAGGCGCGGGCCAACGTGGCGATCTTCTGAATCGCCCCCGAGGACAACGCCGAGGACAACGCCTCGCGCGCCTTGGCGGGGTTGGAGCGGGCCTGCGCGAGCAACCCTTGGAGGCGGCCAAGCTCGCGCTCTGCGTCTTGCCCCACCTCGCGCACGTTCTGCGACCACGCCGCATCCCCGCCCGCGCCGCCGCCTTGCATCGCCACCGCCCCCGCGACGTGGTGCGGCTCAACCTTGCCGCCCGAGGCGAGGCTAGAGGCTGCTTCAAGGATGGAGGAGGCGTTGCGGCGGGCTTGCGGGTTTTGAAGCAGCGCGCCGATCATCTCCGCGCGCGCCGAACCGTTCCACCCTTCGAGGGCCAGCACGTCCGCGATGCGTTGTTGCACGGCGGGGCGCTGTGTGCCGAGCTTGCCGAGCATCCCGCGCAGACGCTCTACCACATCGGGGGCGGCCTTCTTGAGCGCGGCGAGCTTGTCCTTCCCTTCGAGGCCCCCGAGCAGGTCATCATCCACGAGCCGCAGCACCGCCGCCGCCCCTTCGGAGGGCTTGTCGGAGGGGGAGACGCCGAACCCCTCTAGGCCCGCCTCGTCTTGCGCTTCCTGTGCCGAGGCGATGGGGTCCGAGGGGTCGAGATCAGGCAGCGATGCGCGGGCCGCTTGGTCTTGTGGTGCCTCTTGCCCTTGTGAGGCCCCGCTTTGCGTGCGTGCGGGGTCTTCTTCTAGGGCTTGCCGGGCTGCGTCGAGTTGGCGAGACAAGAGGCGGGCTTCCTCGCGCTGTTTGAGCTGTTCGCGGGCCTCCTTGAGCTTGCCGCGCAGGTCTTCCACCGTCTCTTGCACCTTGGCAAGCTGGCCCTCTTGGCGCTCCTTCTCCTTCTGGGCGCGGGCTTTGTCCTTGTCCTCTTGCGCGCGGGATCGCTCTTCTTGGATCTTGGCGCGGGCCGCTTCAAGCTCGGCACTTCGGGCGGCGCTGGCCTTGTCTTGCTCTTGGCGGCCTTCCTGGCGCACGTCGCCGCGCACTTCATCGGCGCGGGCTTGCTCCTTGCGATTGGCCGCGAGGATGGCGCGGGGGTCTTGCTCTATCCCCGCGCGGATCTTCCAAGTGGGATCAGACCCAGGCACCGCGCCCTCCAGGAAGGCCCACAGGGCTTGCTTGAGGGTGAGCGCACCGCCGCGCTTGCCTTCGGTGGTGTCGCGCTCCAAACGCGCCACGAGCGCCGCGCCGTCACCAATGCGCGTCCCCTCTTCATCCTCCCATCCCCCGCGCGGGGTGCGGGTGTAGGTGTGGGCGGGGGTCTGGACGGTGAAGTCTGCGGGCAGGCTGGCATGGTCGAGGACCTGCGCGAGCGCGGCGCGGGCCTTGCGCTCTTGCTCAGGGCTTGGCGCTTGCGGTGCCTCTTGGGGCCTGTCTTCCTCGCCCTTGGCTTCGCGCAAGCCTTGGCCGTCGCCGTAGTCATAGACCCAGCGATCCCCCTTCCACTCGCGGCGCAGGTACTTGTGCCCCGCGCGCTGCGCGCCCTGGCCCGCTTGCGTGGTGCCAGAGGGGGAAGCGCCCGCGCTCTTGATCAAACTGGCGAGGCTCATCACGTCACCGCCCAGCAGTCGAAGCAGAAGCGCGGGCATCTTGGGCTTGTTGGCGCAAGATGTCGCGCTGCATCCGTTCGGTGTTGACCAAATAGAGAGGCGTTGCCTTCAACGCGAGCGCTTGTTGGGCGGCGGCCTCAACCGAGGCGGTGCGCGGGTTCTTGGTGCGTATCAACTCAGCGATGGTGGCGGCCTCGTCGCGGTTGGCTTGCTCCAAGGGTCGTCCGCTGGCCATCAAGCGGGCGGTGCCAGGCCTGTTGTAGGGGTCAGCCGTCCCATTGTCCCGCAGGTGCTTGTACATGTTGTACAACGCATCCTTGACCGCCCAGCCTGCATGGGACGCCAGCAACGCCGCATCTTTCGGGCTTGCGACGGCACCCCAAAGGGCCTCGCGCTCTTTGGGGTCTCTGATGCTTTCGGTTGCGGCGCTGATTGCCGCCAGCCCCAACGTGTGAGCAGGCGGCGCTTCATGGACGGATGCCGCAGAAACCTTGATGCGGTTTCGCACCTCGCGCCAATCTTCGCCACGCGCATCCAAAGAAGGAGCCTCCAAAGAAAGATCGTCCCACGGCAGAGTCAGGTTGTCGTAATAATAACTCGACTCATAAGGGGCGGGATCTTTTCGCTTGCGATCAGCGATCAGCACACGCAACCCCTCAGGCGATCCGCCAAGAACCACGAGGTCACGACTGGCTGTCTTGATCTTGAGACCCGTGCGCGAAGAGTACGAATCAGGGTCAACCATCGTGAGCTTCGCGCGAAGCGTGCGCCCAGCCATGTCTTGGCCGTACTTCTTGAGCGCCGACACAGGATCAGCCTTGAGCGCCGCGTTGATCTCCTTGGCGCTGACCGTTTGGCGCTTCTCGCTCGCCCCCCCATACTTGCTCACCAGCGCCGCCGCCCGCTCTTGCTGTTTGGCCGTCCCTGTCTTCTTGGCCTGTTCGAGGTTGGCCGTCACCCTCGCCCGCACCTTGCCCACCGCCTCCGCGTGTTCGGCATGGAGCATCGCCGCCAGCGCCTTCTTGGACACCCGCGAGGTCTTGCCCGTCTCATCATGGCGCAAGGTCACTTCCTCCCCGTGGTCTTCCTCCACATGGAAGTGGCCTTCCCTCCCCGCGTCCTTCACCTTGAAGGCCGAGCCCCGCACCATCTCCGCATGGTGCCCCAGACCATGGCCGCCCGTCACCGTGTAAAAGTAGCGCCAGCCGCCGCCCGCCTTCGGGACGCGGCGGATGTACTTGTGCCCCGCGCCCTTGATCAAGACGCCGTTCTCGTCTGAGTACAGCGCCTCGCCCAGCCAATCGGGTAGCTCTACTTCCTCGAAACCACCCAGCCCCGCCTTCACAAGCTCCGCGATCATCTCCGCACCTCCTGCCCTTCACCCGCCCCGCTTTGCGTGCGTGCGGCCTGTCTTTTCTCTTGGCGCGCCTATCAGGCTGGCGTGTCGTACAGGGCGATGGTGAAGCCGCCCAGGGTGTAGATTTGGCTCCCATCGGTGACGCTGTTGTCTGGCCCCGAGCAGTAGACCTCCACATAGTTGCCGCCCACGTCCGACCCGAAGCCCACGAGCTTGACCGCGAAGCCGCCCTTGGTGTTGTCAAAGCCCGCACGCGGCGCACCGAAGTAGGCGTTGTCGGAGTTCTTCAGCGGCGACACCACCGCAGACTTGAACGTCACGCCGCTGTTGATGTAGACCCGCGCCACCCCGCTTCCCTGGTTGTAGGGCACGGTGTTTAGGCCAGAGGCTTGCACCGTGGGGGCGTTCCACCCCGCCGATCCTTCGTTCCAGGGATAGAAGCCCCACGCCGTGAGCCGAGGCAGCGCCGTAAGCGCGGCCACGTCCGTCTCTAGGTCGGAGATGTCGGAGGCCGCCGCCGCAACCTGCACAAGCAGGCTCTCAACCCGATCAATGATCCACTTGATGCCGTGCGTGGGGCGCTCCCACCACGAGCCTTCCCCGAGCGCGCCCGCGTCAGGCCCCACGAGGTGCGCCCGCAGACGGTCTGCGAGGATGCCCACCGCAGAAACAACGCCCAGCGTGGGGGGCGTGTTGAAGCCACGGTTGACGAGCGTGCCCCCCGACTGGCGGAAACCCTCGTTGCCGCTGACGTTCCACCACGCGGGGAAGGGGGACAGGAACGACGACCAAGCCCACTCCGAGAGGGTGGGGGGGTTGGCGCTCTCGTCCCACACCGACCCTTGCACGAAGGACACCCAATCCCCCCCGTCAAAGGCCGAGATGGGGTACACGCGCGGCAGCGCAGGCCCCGCTCCTTCCCCATCGGCGTTGTACTCGGCGGCGCTGAGGTCTTCCCAGCCCGCCACGCGCCCGATCTTCACCCACACGGGCTCGGTAGGCACCCCCGCGCTATCCACGGGCACGGAGGGCTCCGAGACTGCAAGCTGAAACTCCACGCGGGGACGCAGGCGCGTGTTGATGGTCGCGGCGACCTCGGTATGGGAGGACGTGGACCACTCGCGGCGCGCGTCGGGGGAGGTCTCCACAAGCACAGGCCGCGCCCACAGGTAGGGCCAGAGGTTGGCGTCAAATGCCACGGGCCACGCCCCGCCGTTGCCGAACCACACCGCGCGGATGTAGGCGACGTGGGGGGTCACGTCGAAGACAGAGAAGGGCGCTTGGTCCGAGTCGTTGGGGTCATGGGTCAGCACAAGCCCCGACACCGCCTTGACCTTCCCATCCCCGAAGGGGGAGCGGGTCGAGGGAGGAGGGGGGCCAGGGTCCACCAGCGCCGCCCCCGCCCCGTCGCGCGCGGTGAAGGTGTAGTGGAACTGGAAAGGCCCCAAGGAGAGGTTGACCGTCACCCCATCGGCCTCGTAGTTCTCTACCACCGCCGTCAGCATCCCAGGCCCCGCGCCCCAGCCGCCGCCTTGCGACAAAAGCTCTTGGGTCTGGCGCAGGGTTTGGAGCGCGTCGGCGTCTACGAGGTCCACCCGCTCAAGAGCTTGCCACCGCACCGCCGCTGACAGTTGTTGGAACCATTCGGCCATGGGTCAGCCCTCCAGGTTGGGCACCACGCCGATACGCGCGGCGCTTGTGCGAAGCGAGCGGTCATAGCTCGCGGGGGTTTGGTCTGGCAGCGGGTTTGCGGTCCCGCTGAGGTACAGCCGCACGTTGAGAAGGTCGGGGTCGCTCATCAGCGCCGCCGTGAGCGCGCCGACGTACAGGGGCGCGCCAGGGGCCAGCCCTTGCATAAACGCCACCGCCAGCCGCCGCAGCCGCACCGAGAGCGCGTCCAGATCCACGCCCGAGCGGGGCAAGATCCACATGTCAAAGCCGATCTCCTCGCGCACCACAGGGCGCACGCGAAGCCGCGTGCCCGCCGCGCGCCACCCAGGCAAGCGCCCAGGGTCGGAGGTCGAGCCGTCGAGGTAGATCTGAAGCTCCGAGGGCAGCCCCGTGTAAACCTCATACGCGCCGCAGGTCCACACGTCCCCAGCTTCAAGCACGCCGTCATCCACCCACAAGAGCCCTTGTTCGGGCGCGGGGGTGCAGTTGGTGCCAGGGGTGAGGGTGAAGGTGTCGAGCCCTCGCGTGACCGTCACGACGGGGGCGTTGACGGCGGGGGATTCAAACCACACCCACGGCACGCCCGACCCTGCGGGGACCGTGCCCGAACTCGGCGCACCCGCGCGCGTCCCGCCTGCCCCGCCCGAGCCGTCATCTATCACCACCTCGCTGTACCCAGGGCGGCGCGGATCTTCGACGCACACCGCAAACAGCGCCCGCGCGCCGTCCGAGGCCACAAACGACCGCGCGGCGTACTCGATGGCCACAGGCTGGCAGCGCGCCAGCGAGCCAAGGTAGGACCCCGCGCGCGCGCGCAGGTCTGCGTCCGACTCCCGATCAGACCCCGAGGTCAGCGCGGCGGTGTTGACCGCTGACAGGACCGTGGGCGGCCCCTGCACAAGCCCCAAGATCGCCGCCCCCACGTTGCCCGCCTCGCCCGTGGTCTGCGCCGTGAAGCGCGCCCCCGTGTAAGTGGCGTTCCCGTTGGGGATGGTGATTTCGTCGGCGTTGCGGTACAGGACGGGCGAGCCGTCCGAGCGAGACAGCACCACCGACCCCGCAGGGATCACCAGATCCCCCACCACAGACCCGCGCACCAGCCGCACCGCGCCGCCGCTGGCGGTGGTAGGGCCGCGCCGTTGCACCCCGCCCGCTGGCAACTCCGCGCAGCGGCGGTCTAGGTCTGCGCCGTTGACGCCACCCAGGAAGAACGAGTCCCGCACCGCCGCAAGGTCCAGCTCCTTGAGCGCGAGTTCGTCCGCGAACGTGGCCAAGAGCTGCAACCACGCCGAGCCCTCCGCGAGGTCGGTTGCGCCCGCGTAGGTCAGCGCGCGGGCCGCGAGGTCTTGCAAGATGCGCCCAGGAGGGCGAGGGGAAAACAGCACCATCTCTACACCTCCACGCCAAGGTTGAGCGGCGCGGAGAAGGCCAGCGGCTCCCCGCTCTTGGCCAACACCTCCAAGCCCACCCGCAGCACGTCGCCCCCGTCCTCTACCTCCAAGCGGCGCACCTCGCCTATGCGCGGGTCGCGCAGCACTTGTTCCTGCGCGTGGATGGCCAGCAAGCCCGCCGTCAGCGCGCTTGAAGGGTCGCCCACGAGCCGAGGCAGCCCGTACCCTGGGAAGGCGCGGCTCTCGCCCTGGGACGTAAGAAAGCGCACCCCCAGGGCTTGCTCAACAAGCGTTGGGCCATCCACGAGCGCCAAGACCGATCCTTGATCGGTGGAGCGCTGCACAAGGTCGCCCGTGTCGAGGTTCACCAGCAGATCCACCCCAAAGCCCGCCTCACCCCCGCCCGCCACGCCCTGCGCGGTCCCTGGGATCAAGAGCAGCGCCCCAGGCCCAAGCGCCGCGCCGCTTGGCAGCGCCCCAGCGCGGATGCCGTTGAGGCGCACCAAGTCCGCAAGCGCGACCCCAAAGCGCCGCGCGATGCCCCCGAGCGTGTCCCCAGGGCTCCAAACATAGCGCAGCGGCGCAGGCCCTCGCTCTTGGCCGCCGCGAGGCACAAACCCCGCAGCCCCAGAGGCAGGCCCCAAATCTTGCCCTACCCCGCGACTGCGCCGCGTGCGTGCTTGCTCGACTGTCTCAGGACCACCCCCGAGCGCGCCGAGCGCAGGCCGCGCCAAGAGCTGTGCGCGCGCCACGTCCTGCGCCGCGCGCTCAACCCCCCATGTCGCAGGGTCAAACAGCCCCGCCAGCGCCGAGCCCGAGTCTTCCCACTCGCCCCACGCCACCCCGAAGGCCCCCGCCACCGCCAGCCAGTCCGCCGCGAGCGTGCGAGGGAAGGCCGCAAGCTCGCCGCCGCGCGCCCCCACCTGCCCAAAGAGCCGCGCGGTCTGCGCCACCGCCAGCGCAGGCGCGCGCAGCACCTCCAGATCCCCGCGCACGTTGCCCAGGATCGTGTCAGCCGCCGCCAGGGTGTTGTTGACGCCCCCGATCAGAGCGGCGACGTAGAGCGCCGCGTCCGCAATCGGACCCAGGAAGTTGCGCGGCTCGACAGGCTCCGCAGGTGCCCAGCCCTGGAGTTCGAGCGCCCAATCCTCGCTATGACGCGAGCGCGAAGCGTCCGAGGAGCGCCGCCAGGACTTGACCTCGCAGCGCAGATGCACCTTGTCGCGCAGCGAGCGGTACACCAGCACCAGCGGTTCATGCGAGCCGTTGTGGGAGTCGCCGTGGGAGCCCTGCGCGCTGTGTAGCTCAGATGGCCCATCGGGCTGCGCCAGATGCCGCGCCGCCGCCTCTGCGGCCCCGCGCTGGTAGATGTCCAAGAAGGCGTCAAGCTCGCGCACAAGGTCAGGCCCAGAGGCCCACACGATCTGCGCGAAGCGGTTGTTGCCCGCGCGCGGCGCAAGCCCCGACGAGCCCGAGAGCGTCACGTCCAAGCGCCTGTGTTCGGAGGGCTCGCGGTACGGCACCGCCCCGAAGGTGTAGGAGAGGTCGGTTGCGCCAGGGCGCTGGTAGCTCACCTGCGAAGGTGTCAGCGGCAGCGCCACCGCCGCCACCAACACCTCCCCTTGCCTGATCTCCAACGTGTACGGGACGGGGATACGCCCCAGATCGGCCAGCACCCCCGCGAGGCTCCCCAAGAACCCCACCCCCACCCCTCCAAAGACCCCAGGGAGCCGCCGCGCTTGATCTGCGGGCGCGTACAGCCCCGACGTTTGGGGGCGTTGCTGAAAGGGGGGGAAGAAGCCGCTGGACACGTTGCACCTCGCGGGGCTTGCGATGGAGGCGGGTTGCTGGCGCGGCACAACACCCCCAAGGAGGTGCCCCGTTGCACCGCGCGCAACAATCCCACCCACTTCTATACCGATTGACCCCAGCAAGCGCAACAGTCAGCAAACGTGCTTGACAGCAAGCCCGCGAGTCACTAAAAACTTGCTCTACACGACGATCACCCCAGGGGCTTTGACGACACCAGCAGCGCCGCCGCAAGTTGGCTCGCATCAGGAGGAGCCGCAGGCGTCCAACCCCACGGGGGAAGCGTAACCCCAAGGGTGACGACCGCCGCACGAAGAAGCGCGACCTGCGCGGCGAGGTCGTTGATCTTGGCCACCACCTGCGCGTCTAGGTAGGCTTGTTGGGCCAGCCCCAGGGGCACGCGCTCATTGACGGGGGCCACCGCTTCAAGCGCCCCGTCCGCAAGCCGCCGCGCGATCTCAACCCGCAGCGCCTCGCCCTCCACCACCGCCACGTTGAAGCTCTGCGCCGAGAGGGTGGCGTCCACAAACGGCGCGCCGTCTTCCCCCACCCCCACGCGCCCATCTTGCACCCGAAGCTCCCCCGCACGCACGCTCGCAAACGCGGGCACCCCTGCGGCGGTCTGGGCTTGTTCGGTGAACGCTTCGCGGCTTTGGGATGAAGGCAGGAACCCCAGCACCACAGGGCGAGGCAAGGAGCCCTGCGTCCAGGACACCACCGCAAGCGCCCCCACCCCCGCCCCGTCTTGCTGCGTCTGCGCGGGCAGCGCGAGGAAGGATCGCGCGCCCCCGATGAGGTCAAGCTGCGGGACGCGCTCGTACACGTTTGGGCCGTCTTGCAGGTCTAGGAGGCGGTCCCCCTGCGGCCCCGTGTAGGAGCGCAGCACCACGCACGCGCGAACGGCCCCAGGGTTGCCCCGATCCATGTCTCTCCCCTTGCTTGCCTTGCCCGCCCCTTGGCGCGTCTTGCGTGCGTGCGGGCTGCTTTTGTCTTTGGGGCGCAGTCTGGCCCCTAGCCTGCGTTCACGTCCACGAAGTCACCCACGAGCGAGAAGCGCAGCGGGAAGGACGCCTGCGCTTGCAGCCCAAGCGCCACGCGCGAGAGGGTGAAGACCGAGCGGGCCGAGAGCTTGCCGTCGTTGTCGAGCCGCGCGCTATGCACCACGCGGTCTATGTAGCCCGTCAGCTCGCGCCCCTGCCCTGCGTCCACCCGCAGCCAGTGTCCCGCCTTGGCCCACGGCACGAGGGCCGCTTGCACGGTCGCGCGGGCGGGGAAGAAGTCGCGGTCCACCGCGCCGCCGAGCGCAAAGGCGATCTCCGCAAGGCCCGTCAGGCGGTCCCCGATCTGGCCTTGCAGGCGCTCCACGTCGTTGCTCAGGTCATCCACGCGCACCCCAGGGGGGCAGATGGGCCAGTCCACGTCCTGGAGGCGCAGGCCATGTTGCTCTACCTCTGCGCGCGCGCCGAAGACGGGTTGCCCCAGATAGCCCCACATCTCCACGCCCGCCGCGCCGACGCCCGCGAGGTTGACCGCCACGGCGTTTTGACGGTCGCCGTCGTCCCACAAGAGGTCCACCCCAAGGACTTGCGAGGGCTCTAGGTCGTACCACTTCACCCCCACCAGCGGGCGCGGGTCTATGGGCTCTTGGCCGTAAGAGGTTGGCAGCCCCGACCCCACCGCCACCTCTTGCGCGCGCGGCACGTCGGGGCTCTCGCCCGCCAGAGGGTGCCCGAGGGCGCTTTGGGTGTTGAGCGGTTCGAGGATGCCAGGGCGCAGGCGGTACACAAGCACAGGCTGCGCGCCGCCTAACGCCTCGCCAAGCGCGGTCAGCTCCCCCGCGACGCTTCGCACGCCGCCCGAGGAGGCAAGGTCGGAGTAAGACAGGGCCAAGCGCCCCTCGCCCCCGTCCTCTAGGCCGCGCCACGGGCCGTCCGTGATGTCCTCGCGCGCGGTGGGGTACTCAAGCGACGGGAACAGCTCGCACATCGAGGGCGCGCCCACGAAGGTGCCCTCCATCCATCCCCACCACGAGCCGCGCGGGGCAGCGTTGGAGAAGGCTTGCAGGGCCGACCCTGGCACCCGCAGCGTTTGGGGCAGCCGCAGCGGCGCGAAGGTCGCCGCCGTGGTGCGATCATGCACCACAGGGATGCTCTCCCCCATCAGGCGTTGCAGGCCGCCCACGAGCACGTCAGGGAGCCGAAAGGCCGCAGCCTCGCGCCACCAGCGCGCCAACGACTCCCCAGGGGTTTGTTGGACAGCGCGGGATAACACGGTGCGGGTCAGGAGGTTGTACCACTCCTGCGGGGTCAGCACCAAGGAGCCCAGGGTGTAGTTGGAGGAGGCAACGCAGGTGATGCGCGACCGCGACAACACCGACAACCACGACTCGCACGCGATCTCTACTTGGTTGGTGGCGGTCTTGCCGTCTGGGGTGTTGATCCACCGCGACGACACCCGCGCCGCCCTGCCCCACGCCAGCGCCGCCCCCGAAGGGTCGCGCACCACGACGTAAAACCCTGGCCGAGGATCATACAGGGCTTGGCCCCCCGCGCCCTTGCGGCCCTTGTCGGCCCCAGGGATCACTTGTTGAAGCTCGGCCCACGAGCAGCGCAGTTGCAGCGAGATGGTTTCCCAAGGGGCCATCACCGCGCACGACCACGACAGCGCCGCGACGTAGGACGTTGCGTCCCGCGCCCGACCATCCCACCCCACAAACTCAACCCTCGGCACCCACGCGCCCATCCCATCCTCCTTAGAACTTCGGCCCAGAGCTTCCCAGGTCAAAGGGCGACGGCACGCGGTCATCCTCCAAGACGGGCGCGTAGATGCGCTTGTCTCCCTGCGCCTCCACGGTGCGGATCAGGCTGTCAAGCGTCTTGGTCAGCTTGGCCATCCCCTCCAAGATGCCGTTACCGAGCCCCACCAGCCGCTCCGCGCTCTCTCCTGTGGCCGCGCCGATGAGCGAGGCTTGGCCCTGGAAGGTGGCGTCCAAGAACTTGTCCACGTCCGCGCCGCCGCCCCCAAAGGCAAGCCGCATCTTGGCGAGGTCTTGGCGCGCCAGGGTCGAGGAGATGCGCCCGCCGCGCGCGCCGCCTGTCCCGTCGCGTGCTTCCTCGTACAACGTCCCGCGCTCGCCCGCGAGGCCCAGAGTGTCTGGCCCGGCCACGCCCGCAAGCAGCAAGCGCCGCAGCTCCGCATCCTGCCCGAGCCCTTGGAGCGCGAGGTTGGGCGAGGCGCTGGCCTCCCCCAGACGCCGAAGGCCCCCCTCGTAAGAGGTCGCGCCGTCAAAGGCCGTGGCGATCTGCATTTGGGTGGCGATCTGGCGCAGCGGCGCGCGCATCTGCTCTAAGCCCGAAGACGCCGTGCCTTGCAGCGACTCAGCCACTTGCACCCCGCGCCGCCCCTCTAGGCCCCGCGTCCGCAGCGCCTCCAAGAAGCCCGCTTGGTCGGACAGGTCCACCTTGATGCCGCGCTCTGCGGCTTGTTGGTTCAGCGCCACGAGCCGCGAGAGGTATTCGTCCACCTTCGACCCGCGCAGCCCCCCATCCTGCGCCGTCCCGAGCAAGCGCCCGAGGTTGCGGCTGGTGTCTTCGACGCTCGCGCCCCCGTACCCCGCCGCCCGCTGGCCCAGGTAGGAGGCTTGCACCCCAGGATCTTGACCCGCAAGCAGCGCCCCAAACGGCAGCGGCGCAGCGCCCGCCGCGCCAAGCTGGCGACGGTACGAGGTCAAAAGCCCCGCCGCCTCCTCTGGCGCAAGCCCCGCGCTTGCCCCCGCACCCAGGGCCGCAGAGTCAAACCCAGCCCCAGGGCCGCCCAGCGCGCGGCTTTGGATGTCGTATCGCTCCAGGCCCCCGATGCGCCGCAGATTTTCGAGGCGAAGGTTGATCCCCTGCCCCAGAAGATCCGCCCATGCCCCCACGCCCGCGCCGAGGCCCCCCACGAGCGCCCCCACAGGCCCCAGCATGGGCAGCCCGCCCACCGCGCCCAGGTTCGTGATGCCGCGCCCGATGGCCGAGGCGATGCCGCCAAAGCCCGCCCCAAAGAGGTTCGCGCCCGCGCCCGCGTTGTAGGCCCCTTGGCCCGCCATCTGCGCGCCCGTGGCCAAGACGCCGCCGCTTGCGGTGATGAGCCGCGAGGTGAGCAGGTCCGAGGGGTAAGGCTGTGGGGGCTGGTAGGGCGCGCTGCCTTGGGTGCCCGCAGACGAGGTGCCCTGCGCCGCACCTGCGCCTGTGGTGGTGTCCGAGGAGCCGCCAGAGGATGGAGATGTGGAGGGCGCAAATCCAGGCGCAGGAGACATGCCTTGCGCGCCAAGCGCGCCCTCTACGCCGCCAGGAGGAGGGTTGACCTGTAGGTTGATTGTAGATAGGGCTTGGATCTGTTGGAGGGTCGCAAGCACGCCCTGGAGTTGCTGTTGTGCCCCGCTGGCGTTGACCAGCAGCACACCGCCACCGCCTTGCGCCGCGCCTGCGCCTGCGCCTGTGGCCGTCGAGCGCACACCGCCGCCGCCTTGCGCCGCGCCTGCGCCTGTGGCCGTCGAGCGCCCCAAGCCGCCCCCTTGCGCCGCACCCGCCCCTGTGGCCGTCGAGCGCCCAAACCCACCGCCGCCGCGAGGTCCACCGCCGCCGCTCATCATCCACCCCCACGTTGCTTGGCGCGCACACGGGCTCGCTCTTTGAGCCAAGCCGCCGCGCCAGGGTCGCGCTCAACCGCCCGCGCTTCTAACTCGCGGGGGTCTAGGTCAGCACCGAAGACCTCCCCCCACCGCTTGTCAGGCATCCGCAGCAGCGCAAGCTCCAAGCCCTGCGCGGGGGCGAGGTTGGGGCGCAGCGGGTCGCACTCGCTGGCCTGTGGCGTGGGCAGAAGGTCACGCTCCCAAGACCACGCGGGGGCGCGCCGCCTCGCCTTCGCCCTCTCCAAGGTTTGGACGAAAAAAGATGCGGTCATGCTCCACAAGCCAAGCGTGGACCGCCAGGGCCAAGTTGAGATCCTGCGCGATGGCATCTTCCAGCCACGCGGAGGGCTCGCGCAGTTGCACCGCACACAGCGCCAGGGCCTCAAAGCGCGCTTGGTCCACCACGTCCAGGCTTTGCCAGACCACCCCGTTTGCGAGGTTGGCCTTGATGCGGGCCACGGCGTTGCGCTCGTTGGCGGTCAAGATGCGCGACACCAGCTCACACGCGCGAACCTCGCCCGTGTTGGGGTCGGTGTAGCGCAAGGTGGTGGTGCGCGTCGCAGGCGTGAGCGTGGGCGCAGCGGGCGCGCCGCTGGCCCCTTGCCGCAGCGCCGAGAGCGCGCCGCCTTGCGGAGGCTGCCCGCTTTGCGGGGGCTGGCCGCCTTGGGGGGGCGCGCCAGTGGGGGAGAAGGGTTGCAAGGGGGCTTGGTGGCCCTGTGTGGCCCCGCTTTGCGTGCGTGCGTGCGGGGGGTTGAAGTCTCGGCGGTCGGACATGATGGACCTCTGGGGCGTAGAGGGTGGGGTGGGTTAGACCATGCGGTCTAAGGGCTCAGGTGGCGGGGGTGACGCGGCGAATGCGCGTGCCCTCGAAAGAGACGTTCTCGCGCGCCACGTCGCGCGCGCCGAGTTGGATGGTGTTGTCGGACAAACGCAGCCCTTCGGCCTCGTACATCACCACGTCCCCCACCTGATCGAACAACTGCGCCGAGAAGGCGGGCTGTGTGATGAGGTCGGCGGTGGTGTCCGCGAAGAGGCCCGAGGCTTCCAGCGCCTCGCCGTAGATCTGGACGGTCTGGCAGTCGAGCATGTAGCGCCGACCCACGGGGACGATCTCTTGCGGGTCGGCGTCTCCCAAGACCTCGACGGCGAAGTTCTGGTGAGGGCGGCGCAGGTTGACGCCCGTGGCCCACCCCACCTCTTGACCGTTGAGGATCAGGGTCATGCGCGCGCCCTGAATCGCGTTGCGAGCTGCCATCTGGACCTCCTAAAACCGCACGCACGCGGCGCGCAAAGCGTTGCAGGCAGCGGGCCGCACCTGCGGCCCTTGCTGCATCAGGTCGAGGGGATGCGGACCACGTTGGCGGTCACGAGGATGAAGTTGACGCCCTCCACGGGAGCGAGGTTGTACGACACGTCGTACTGATCGCCCCCGTCCGTGATCAAAAGCGTGTTCCACGCCTTGATGATGCCGCTCTTGACCTGCTCGTTGAGGCGGCTACGGGCGATGCCCGCGATCTTGCCCGTGGTGGAGGCGGTCGAGGGGTTGCCGATCTGCCCCGCCAAGAAGCCGCGCAGGTCGCGCACCGAGGCTTGGCACGACTCCCAGGCCGAGCCCGCAGAGTAGGCGGGGTTGGCATCCTCCAAGTACGTCGTCACGTCGCGGGCGAAGCGCGGCCCGAGCAGGTCCGAGGACAAGACCAGCAGCCCGTAGGAGATGGCCTCGTTGGTGTCGAGCGCCGCGTCCCAGGTTTGGGAGTAGTCCGTCACGGCGGGGCGCTTGTTGGTCAAGGGGGTGGCCACAGGCGTTCCCGCCCGCATCCCGAGCGCCAGCGCCGCAAGGTACTTCGGCTCGTAGGTGCGGATCAGGCCGTCCGACCCCGCAAACTCCACGCTCTGGCCCGTGATCTGGAGATAGGGGCTGTTGCACAAGGCCGCGAAGTCCGAGAACAGGACCGCCAGGGTTTGACCCGCAGGCGCGCCCGCGAACGCCGCCCGCTCGTAGCCTTGCACCGCCGCCGCTTGGCAGTGGGTGATGAGGGCTTGCATGGAGGCGAGATCGGTCTTCCAACCAAGGACGAGCTGATAGTTGCGCGCCTCCGTCTGGCGTAGCGCCTCCACGAAGTCGTCCGCGTCCGACGCCGACTCCGAGCCGCCCACGAGGAACTGCTCTAGGGTCGTATCCGCCGCCTCGCCGTAAGGGTACACCGCGCCGTCCGACGCCGAGGGGACCTCGGTTTCCACCAGCAGCGACCCCGCCAGCGCCCGCTCGATGTGCCACACGGTGGACTTGACCTCTACCTTCGCGGGGGAGAGGCACGAGGTCAGCGATTGATGATCGCCGCCCCCCGCCTTACCACTCAGGATGCGCGCGGGGATCGAGGAGGCCCCAGGGGTGACGGTGTTGCAGTGGAAGCCCAGGTTCGCGGCGCTGTTGAGGGCCGCGATCATCTGGCCCACGTTCTCATAGGCCGAGGGGGACAGATAGAAGGCGTACCCCGTCACCGACACGGTGCCGTTGTAGGCCGCGTCGTTGGTGGCGATCACGATACGGTCCACGCGGGACCACAACGTGGTGGTGGTGTTCGACGGTGCCCAAGTCGTCCCGCCCGCCGCCGCCGTCAGAGTCTCCGTCGCCGCCGCGCCCAAGTGGTCCAGGCCCGTGAAGGTCACGGTGACGTTCTGCGTCGAGACGCCCGAGCCCCCGTTGGTGAGGCTCACAGTCAGGGCGCGGTTGTCGCTGCGCCCTTCGGTGAGGTTGAAGGCGCGGCTCTGCGCGCCGCCAGGGGCCAAAAACGCGCACGCCTTGAGCCACGCCACGCCCCACACGGTGGAGCCGATGGCCGCCAGCGCCCCCGTGAAGTCCGAGCCGTCATAGGTGATTTCGGCCAGGACAGGCGAGGGGATGTTGTAGCGTTCGACCTTCGCGCCCCGCGAGAGGGTCCAGGCCGCGCCGCCGTCGCCGTCCGACACGATCTTGACCTTGGTGCGGTTGCCCAGCGACCCCCAGACCTTGGCTTGCAAGGTCAACTCGTCCACCGTCGCCGCGCCGTTCTCAAGCGTGTAGGCGGCCTGCGTGTTGGGCTGCGCGTTGCAGAACCCCAGCACCTCCACGCCCCCAATCCCCGTTTGGGTCGAGGGCGCAAAGGCGCACTTGCCCACGTCCAGCGCCTCGCGCACGTCGGGGACGAGGCCCGACAGCGCGCGGTTGGAGGAGAAGTTGGTGGGCACGTTCTGCTCAAGCCAAGGGAAGTCCCCCACCACCACCGCGCGCCCCGTCGAGGGCGTCTGCCCCCCAAGGTCGGAGGCGTCAATGGTGGTGTACACCCCAGGCTGATAGCGGCGTTGGCCGTTGATGAGGATGGACGAAGGCATGGCTTACTCCTCCACAGGGACCACCCCGCCAGGGGTGCCGTTGGGGTCAAGGGTGCGTTGCGCGGGTAGCGGGTCGGTGGGGTCGGTCGGGGCTGTTTGGAACGGTGGGGGCGTGGGGTCGGTCTTGACGGGGAAGAGCTGGACGCTCCACAAGACCTGCGCGGGCACGTCGGCTTCCACCGCCGCCGCCACGCCGTCAAACTCCCAAGTCTGGCTTCTGCGCCAGACGCCCCCGCCCTCGCCTATGTACTGCGGCATGGGCTCGGCCCCAGGCGAGGAGACAAACGCCACGCGGTCAAACCCCTGGCGCACAAACACCCGCACCGCCAAGAGCAGCACCGCCCGCGCCCACTCATACAAGACCTCGGCCAAGTCGGGGTTGGGCGCGACCGCATGAATGGTGATGCGCGAGCGGGTCAGGATCTCCCATGTACGCGCGCCGTCCTGCGTACCGCCCCCGCCGCCGAAGAACTCTTGCTCGCTGCCGTCCTCGCCCCACTCTACGACGAGGAACGGAAACTGTACGGCCTTGGTGTCAGGCACAGGGAAGGCGCGGCGCACCTCTGGCCCCGTGCCGCCGTTGGCCGCCGCCAACACGCCGCGCTGTGATTCGAGCCACGCCGCGTCCAGCCCGCGAAACTGCGCCGCAAACGGGGCGGCTTGGCCGTAGGTCTTCCATGCCGCTTGGAGGTAGTAGGCCACTTGGACCCCAGGGAGGCTCATGTCTCGCCCTCCCCCAACCACAGCGCGCGGCACACCGAGCGGATGGCAAGCTGCTTGGCGGTGTCCGTAACCTGCTTCTTGATCGTGCGCGAGGAGCGCGGGAAGCCAGGGTCCACCACGACGAAGTGCGGGTTGGCAAAGTAGGTGATGGAGTAGCGCGCGCCCTCTACGGGAGCCGTCCCCAGCACGTCCCCGAGCGACCAGTCCACCTTGCCGTCAACCGTGATGGAGAAGTCCACCCCTTCCACAAGCACCGCGCCCGACACAGGCACACGCCAGTCAAGGCCCGTCTTGATGGCGTAGAGCGTGCGTGCGGTTTCGTCGCCCGAGGTGAGCCGCAGCGTGCGAGCCACGACGGGGAAGCGCAGCGCCTCCACGGTCGCGGCGGTGCGTAGCTTCACATCCTGAACCGTGACCTGCGCGTCCAGCACGCGGATTCGGTCCCTGTAGGCCAGTTGTTGCTCAGGGTAGGTGGTGATGGCCGCAAACCCTGGCGCGTAGTCCCCCACGAGCCCCTGCGGCTGGTAGTTGATCTGCATGGCCAGCGCCAGCGCGCGGATGGTCTCGCTGCGGTAGTAGATCACCCCTTGCCCAAAGCAGACAGGGCACGCAGGGTCGAGCGTCTGCGCGTCGCCGGGGGTGGCCGTGTCCGCGAGGGCTTGGCGCAGATCCCCCGCGCCCAGCACCGACAGCCCCTTGACGCCGCACGGGCACAGCGCGGCCCGCTCCCATACGCAGTCAAGGCCGTTCTGGTACAGGAAGCGGCGTTGCTTGTCGGGGTCAACGTCCACCCGCGTCAGGTTCGGCTTCGCAGGCACAAATGGGGGAAGGGGCATGCTCATCAGGTGCCCCCTATGCGGATGCCAGGACCAAAGCGCGCCAGCAGGCGCGGCCATGCTTCCTTGAGTTGCTTCTGGTAGCTCAAGATGCGCGCGCCGTAGCCCGCGTTCGTGGCGCTCGACGTGGTGCCCACCGACTCCGAGTAGCCGTCGAGCGAGACGGAGAAGTTGGCGATGCCCGCGCCCGCGATCAGATCGCCCGCCGTATCGAGCGGCAGCAACGCGGCGATCCATCCAATCACTTGAAGGATGTCACGCGGGATCTCAGACATGCTCCACACGAGCGTGTACGAGCCCGCAGGCAGCCCCGCGACGCGCACTTGGAAGGAACCCTTGCGCCGCGAGCCGTCTACCGCCTTGGCGGTGGCTCCGCTGACAAGCTCGCCCGCGAGGTTGTAGACCGCCGCGCCCACGCGGTAGTCCGAGGACAACGCTTCGGGGTCGAGGTCCAGGGTGTAGGTGCCGTTGGCGTCTATGGGCAGCGTGCCGCTTTGGGTCACATAGCCCGCTTGGTACGTCAAACGCCAGAATCCAGGCTGGTAGCCCGCGCCTCGCGTCACGAGGTACGGCCCTCCTGGAGTGATCAGGGCGTTGAGTGTGACGGTCAGGCCCTCGCCCTGCGGCACAAGCGACACCTGCGCCGTGAGGGCGTCTTCTACCACCCACCAAGCTTCGGGGATGTCCGCGAGCTTGGCGTTGCCTTGGTAGATGGCCAGCGTTTCAATCTGGCGCAGCGGGCGCTCATTCAAAAAAAGCAAGTCCCAAGAAGGGCTGTCTTGCGGGCGGTAGAACTCGTGTTTTTCGTCTTCAATCCACGAGGCATCCAGTTTGAGTTGAAGTTGCCCCTCTACAAACTTAATGGCCGATTCAATGCACTGGACAAACAACTCGTCTGGGTAAGGCTCCCCGTCGTCGGTCGTGAGGTCCACCCCAACAAGGAACGTGCTCTTGAGCCAAGCTGGGGTGACTTCATCATAGATGGACACGGGGAACCCTCTTGCGTGCGTGCGAGGTCAAAAAGAGCCAGGGATGCCCCTGTCACTTCATGGGCGCGCTCTCGGCGGGGGGCACGGGGGCGCGGCTGGCCAACTCGGCGTCGCGGCCCTTGATGGTGGCTTCCAACTCTTGGATCTTGGCCCGCATCTCCAAGAGGGCCTTGTCGCGGTCCTTGAGGGCGCGGTTGGCTTCGTCGAGCTGGGCTTGGAAGCGCGCCGCGTCGGCCTTGTAGACCTTGGCGGGCGTGTTGTCGGTCTGGGACAGGTCGGGCGCGGGGCCTTCGATGATGGAGATGGAGCCGATCTGCTCGAACGACTCCAAGTCCTTCGGGTCTGTGGGGTTGGGGGTGATCAAGCCCCCAGGGCCGACGCGGAAGGTTTGGCCGCTGCGGCCCGTGAAGGTCTGGCCAGGGTTGACCGAGTGGTGGACGCAGTGGAAGTTCTTGTCTTTGGGGAGGGCCATGTGTGCCTCGCAGGTAAGGGGGTAGGGTGGAGGAGCGGGCCGTGGGGCAAAGCGCGGGGAGGTTCAGCCTTGAACGCTCCCCGCGCCGCTTGGATCAGCTCATCACGATGTTCTCGATCACGGCGGCCTGCTCGGGGACGTAGACGACGGGCGAGCCGTACATCTGCACGAGGAACGGCACCGTGGTGGAGATCTGCGCCAAGGGGCGCAGCATCACGGGCAGCAGCTCGCCGTAAGCCATCTTGCGGCCCGCGTAGGGGTCGCAGATCACGAGGCGCGAGGAGTTGTACTTGGTGGCGTTGAGGTCCACGATGCGCGTGCCCGAGGCCGCGCCGTCCGTGTTCACCGCGACCTGCGCGATGCGCTTGGCCGTGGTGGCCGCGCCGTCCTTCGACGAGCGGAACACGTCGTAGTAGTACAGCGGGTTGTCGGTGTTCGACTGCGCCGAGGCGTCGTTCATCTCGATCTTGATCTTGTCGGCGGCACCGATCACGACCGCGCTCGTGGTGATCGCCGCGCCCTGGCCGTTCTTGTAGACGGGGACGACCTTGTAGTAGTAGGTGCCCGCATCCCCCACGAGCCACTGCGACGTGCCCGACAGCGCGCCGTCATCCACGGGCTGCACAGCGACCGTCACCGCCGTGCCCACCGTGCCCTCCGCCGCCGTGGGCGGATTGATGGCCCACTTGAGGCGCGGCGCGGCCTTCAACTCCAAGAAGCCGCCGCCGCGCGGGTTGAAGAAGCGGATCGCGGCGATGCCGAAATCCATCTGGGCGTTGTTGCCGTTGCCGCCCACGCCCTGACGGAAGATGTAGTTCGTGGGGCTCTCTTGGGCCTCCTTGGCGAGCTTGCCGAAGGTCTCCAAGTCGGCGTAGACCACCGTGGGCTTACCCGTGTAGTTCTCGTTGGACGCGAGCGTGCTGATGTAGTCCATGATGTCCCCGAAGGACACCGCCGCCCCGCCCTTGTCCACGTTGTAGCCGCCGCCGCTCTTGATCTGTTTGATCAAGCCGTTGAAGGCCAGCGGGTTGATGTCGGCGTCGGCGTTGAACAGCGACGCCTCGGCGGCCAACAGCAAGTCCTCCGTTCGCATCTTGCGCTCGACGGCCAGCGCGGCTTGGTTGACGTAGCCGTTGAGGCCGATTTGGTTGGCCACGTCGGACACCTCGCCCCGACGCCCCAGGTAGGTCACGCGGACGAACTGCTTATCCCACGTCGTGGCCGTGTTCCCAGGGGCCGCGCCTTCCGCGAAGAACGGCTGCATCCCCTGGCCCCGCCGCCTCAGGCGGTTGTACTCCATGATGGTCTGCTTCGCGGGGGTCTTCTGGAGGTCGTTCCACAGGACGATCTCGTCCTGCAACTCCACGGTGGCGATCTTGACCTCAGGCTCCAAGAACTGCGGCACGAGCGGCGAGTAGGACTCGCCCGACGCAGGCGTCAACGGGGTCTGGTAGCCGACGCCCGAGAACGACTTCACGAGGTCTTGCATCTGGTCAAAGACCCCACCAGGGACGACTTGGCCGCCCTGCGCCTGGTTGGACAGGGCGTTGACCAGGGCGATCATCTGGGCATGGTTCATGGCGAATCCCTCCAAACTGCGGGGGATCTGCCCCGCGCGATTCTCTGGGCCTTGCTTGCGTGCGGCCCGTAAGGTTGCGAGAAGGGCGCGAGGTCAGGCCCCCGCGCCCGTGCGCCGATGGGCGCGGGATCACACGGGCGCGGCCTCCAAGCGGATCTGCGCGGGGGTCTTGAGGCCGTCCCGCAGGGCGATCTCCAGGTTGGCCAGCCGCTTGACCTCGGAGAAGTTGCGGGACTCGGCGGCGCGGTCCCCGAGGCTCTTGAGCAGCGTGCCGACCTGCGCGCGATCATCGGGGGCGGGGGCGCTGTGGCCCTGGCCCTGCGGATGCACGACCGTCAAGGCCCCCACCGAGCGCGGCGCGGCGGGCGCACCGAGGCTCTTGGTCAGGTTGTCCAGGCGCTCCGTGAGGGTCAGGAGGGCCAGGGCGTTGCGCTTGTTGTCGGCCTCGATGGACTCGAACGTGGCCATGCTCTTGATCAGCAGCGCCTCCAAGCCCTCCGCGAAGCGCCCGTTGAGCGCGTCGAGGCGCTGCACCACCGCGTCCGCGCCCTCCAGGCTCTTGAGCAAGTCCGCGTTGTCGGCGTGCAGGGAGGCCAACTCGGCGCGCAGGCTCCCGATCTTGGCGTCCTTGTTGGCGATGGCTTGCAAGCTCTTGGCGATGGACTCCATGTCCGCGCCCTCGTCGTCGCCCTCGTCGCCATCGGGCTCGTAGTGGCCCGCGCCGTCGCCCTTCATCCACTTGTTGGCTTGTTCTTCGGTCATGCCGCCCTTCATCAGGCTCTCCTTGTAGGCGGCGCGCGTGGGCTTCTTCATCTTGCCTTCTCCTTTGCTGTCTTCTGGGCGGCGTGCCTTTGGGGCGTGGTCGCAACCGCCTTGCAGCAAGCACGCAAGCGAGCGTGTCACTACAAAGCACCTCGGAACCTTACCCTAGACACAACCCACCACCACTGTCAACACCCTATGCAACAATCAAGGCCCTTGGACCGTCATTGTTGCAGCCTATGCACCAATCAGCCGCGCCGCGAGACGCGGCAGATGTCACGCGCCAGCCCTTGGGCCTCCTGCGGGTCTACGCCGTACACGTCGCCTATCACCCGCGCCAACGCCCCAACCCCCACCCATCGCGCGGGCCGCAGGTGTGGCGCGGCGTCCACCCCTGCGCGCCCCAGGCTCTTGACCAGTTCCTCCACGACGGCGTGGGGGTTCACAGGCCAAGGCGTCACCGCGCAGTGTTGCACCACCGAGCGCACGATGCGCTTACCGCGCCGCTCTAGGGTCTTGCCTTGCACCGACAAGCCCAGCGAGCGGCGTTGCTCCGCAGGCATCGCCGCTTGGCCAGCGAGGGCTTGGGCAAGGTCGAAGTACGAGCGGGCGCGGGGTAGATCGAGGTACAGCACGCCCTCTAGGCGCGTGGCGGGCCTGCCCTGATAGGTGACAGGAGACACGCCCGTGGGGTGGCCGATGATGGCCGCCGTACCCTCGCCCCGCGTCACGTCGCGGTGATCGTCGTTGAGGTAGCCGTGGGCCAGCATGGGGGCAAAGTCAATCCCATCCTGCGCCACGCTCTCGCCTTGGCGGTCTTCGATGTCCACCGAGGCGATCCCGCGCAGCCGCCCAAGCTGGCCCATCTTCTGGCCCTGAACCTCTGCGGCGCGGCCTTTGAGCAGATCCCCGCCGCCCAGGCCCACATCCACGCCCCCCCAGAAGCCACACGCCCAAGTCTCCCCTATCTGCACAAGCGCGCCCGCGTTGTTCATGGCTCTGTCTCCTCATCATCCCAGGCCCGTGCGGGCGCGTTGTCGTCGTTGGAAGCGTCGCCCCAGGGCCAGCCCGCCGTGCCTTCGTCTTGGTCTTGCAGCGCGCGGGCGTCTTGATCGAGCGCGCCCCCAAGCGGATCGTTGGAGGCATCGGCACCATGCAGCCCCAGCGCCAGCAAGGAGCGGAAGAGGCCCATCTGGTTTGGGTTCTCCTCGCGGGGCTTGTCTTCCTCGCCCTGCCCCCCTTGTGCGTCGGCGTGGGCTTCGTGCGGCGGCGCGGGCGTAAAGCCCCCGAGGAGGTCCGCTTGCGTGCGTGCGGGGTCTTTTTCTTCGGGAGGCGCGGCCTGTCCAACGCGGGCGGCCTGCGCGGGCTCGCTGGCCGCACCACCTTGCGGCGTGGACTCGCTCTTTGGCGCGGCGTCCTCCCCCTGCGCGGGCTCGCCTTGCGGCGTGGCGTCGCTTGGTACAGGGGCTTGGATGAGGCGGTCAAGCGCGCCGTGTAGAGCTGCGTGGGGGTCCACCACGCCAAAGAGCGAGGCTTGCCCTTCGGGGTTGGCCTGCGCGCGGGCTGCGAAGTCGCCAAAGGCCGTTGCGAGCTGGCGCGAGCCAGGGCGGCGCACCAGGGCTTCTAGGATCTTGGCGGCGCGTGGGTCAGCGGTCGCGGGGTGATCCTCCCCGAACAAGTCCCCCTTGAGCTGTGAGAGGGCCGCGCGCATCACTTCGGGGCTTGCATCGGAGGACGGCACACCCACACCGCCCTGACGGCCCCGCGCGTGCATAGTGGCGTAGCCGTCGAGCGCGGCCTTGAGGGGGGCGCGGATGTTGTATGAGGCCCCCGACCCCTCGGCTTGGTAGAGGGAGGGGACGGCGCGGGCGAGGCCCGTGATGATGGACTCGGGGAGGCGGTGGAGCAGGTCAGCGTCCCCAACCACCTTGCCCACGAGCGCCCGCTCCACGAGCCTGCGCCCATCGGCGTTGAGGCGTCCGCTCTTCTCCTTGTAGGCGTTGGCGTTGCGCTCATCAATGACGCCCGCGCGGTCCAGGGCCTCAACAAAGGCGCGCGAGCGCGGCGAGTCTAGGAACTCGGCCAAGCTCTCCCCCGCCTCCATCTGTGAGGCGAGGTTGTGGATGTGGGAGTCGTCGAGCTTCGACGACAGCGCCACCGACAAGGCTTTGGGGTCCATGGCCTGCGTCATGCCCTCGTTGTACTGGCGCACGAGGCGCTTCATGTTCGCGGGGGAGCGGTCTTCGGGGCTCACCTCGCGCACCAGGATGGGGTTGACCATCCCGCGCACGTCTTCGGGCGAGAACCCAAAGTGGTGCGCGTTGTCCTCTAGGTGCTGGCGCAGCGCGCGGGCTCGCTCCCCGCCTTGGCGGTAAGCAAGTTGCATGGACATTGCGCGGGAGTTGCCCCCCAAGACGTGCCCCTCTGGCGTGATGATGGGAGGACCGTTGAGCGCGTCGGGGTTGGTGTTGACCACGAAGGAGGGCTCTAGGTTCTCGGCGTTGCGCTCAACCTTGTGTTGTTCGGCCTTGTCCGAGTGATACAGCCGCTCTTGGATGCCTTCGGGATAAGCCCCGTTCTTGGCCCAGGTTTCGGGATCATGGGAGGGGATGGCCTCGTGGGCCTCCATGAGCCGATAACGCGCGGGGGTGGAGGTCGCCCGCCCCATGTCCCCCGCCACAAACAGCGGGGCCTTTGCGCCGTGGGTCACAAGCCCCTCGCGCGGGGCCAAGGAGGCGGCCTGCGTGACAAGATCGCGCGTGCCTTGGGCGG